TGCTTTTCATCTTTCTTCCCAAAAGCACCAATAGCTCCGGAATATCCAGAAGCAACGGTTCCTGCAACTTGAATACCTCTCATGATATTTGCCATATCACCAAAAAATCCTCGCTTTGGTAATGAGTGCATGTAAGCGGCGGCATTGTTACCGCCCATATTAGCAGCTTTTGCAAATGCTTTTTGCCAAGGATTCTCTTGTACTTCATCTCCTAAAGCGTAGGTAGGTATTTTGAAGTTTGGATAGTCTAATTTTTTCATATTGTTGTTTTCTAAAGGAGTATTACTAATATTTGATTCTCCACCATTCTGCATATTTCTATGAGCAAGTGGTGTAGGAATATCTTGTTTACCATTCTCTACATATTTATGTCTTTCAGTATTAAATCTCTCAGCATCTTGCCATGTTTTAAAAGGGCCTCCAAGATTTTCTCCTGTTCTCTTAAATTCTTTAATGGGATCTTTTAAAAATTTTCCACCTTTAAAAGAAGGAATTATATAAGCTGGCTCTCCATTCTCTCCACCTATAGATATTGATACTTCAGAATGGTTATTAGCACTAGGTAACTTATCACTTCCAGGTTGTAAGAATGTTTTTCTAGGCATCGGTTTAGAAGATGGAACTGTATTATCATACCAAAGTTCACCACCATTCTGAAGTTTCTTCTGTACTCCTGTAGTATCCCATTGAGGTTTTATACTAAGCGTAGGAGCTTTATCACCTAAAAGATTTTTAACCCTATCATATTCTTCTTTTAATTTTAAAGTTTCTTCTGGGGTTGTATATTTTCCATGCTCACTCCATCCTTTATGTGTTCTCATTACATCATATCTATCTGGTATTCTAGCTTCAGGTCGTGTTTCTCTTTCTATTATTTCAGCAGAACTTTCATTAGATATTGGTTGTAAACCAAAAAGAGTAGTATTAATGCCTTTTACTCTTTCTTTTGGAATAATAGGAGTAATGGGAGTAATAGGAGACTTCTCTTTATTAACAACTATTACTTTTTGTTTTGGGTTTACATTAGAATAATCAAAAGTAACTCTCTTATCTCCAAAACCAAGTCCTAATAAATTTTCAGAATATACTTTTTGTCCCTTTG